GGTGGAAGCCGTCAGCGCGCCAGCTACGGCAACGGTGGAAGCCGTCAGCGCGCCAGCTACGGCAACGGTGGAAGCCGTCAGCGCGCCAGCTACGGCAACGGTGGAAGCCGTCAGCGCGCCAGCTACGACAACAGCTGCCGGGAACCAGGCTCCACTGGCACTAATCAACGGAGTCGCTGCGCGCAGCTGGCTGGTGTTTGCATCGTAACCGAACAGTTGCAGACTGACGGCGTTGGCCGCAGGATCCGGCTGCGCAGCGTCGACGAAGACACCGGGAAACACGACGGTACGACCGCCTGTGCCGTCTTGCTGGTAATACATGGCAACAATCTGCCCGGCTGTAAGGCCGTTGACGGCTGCGATCGTCAGGTTGCCAGTCATCGACTGCAGATAGAAACCGTCGGCCAGCGCGGCGTTCAGCGTTACCGACGTGGCATAGGCGACGTTCAGCACGGCAGGCTCCACGTCCGCGGTCGTCAAGAAGTTGGAGCAAACTGAAGTCAGGGTATTGAGGTTGCTGTCGGAAGTCGTATATCCCTTGGCGGCAAACGCCTGGAACAGCGCCGTCAGATACGTGGACATCTGGTAGAACAGTTTATTGGCCAGCGTGGCGTCAAAGAATTGCGGGTCTGTCGCGCCTCCGGCACGCTGACTATCAGCTAGGTACTGGGCGTCGGTTTCTTGATTGGCGGCCGTGGGGTTCCACGGAATAAGATTCGTCGTTCCTGCCATAGTGCTCCTTGATTAAACCCAATGCCCAGTTCCAAACCCTGAAATGAATCCTGGTGAATTGCCAAAGCCAAAATAGGGGAGCGTACCGAATATGAAGGTATAAAGAACGCCCTCGGGCTGCGGCACGATGTAACCGTTGGTAATGAGGTCTTTCAAGATACTCGTGAAGGTGCCCTTGAGCGTAAGCGCACAAGTCATGTTCTGGTTATCGACGATGATGATCTGACCGCTCGGGAACAGCTGCTGCCATGTAGCATAGAGACTGCCGCGCGTGCCATCCCAGCTATTCTGTGCGATCTTTGCCTTGATGTAAATGCGGTAGGTTGCATCATCCAGAATGGGACTTACGCTGTTGCTCGGCTGAAATCCTACCGTACGCGCAGCGCCGACCGTGGCGCCCAGCATATCCAGCTGCGCTCCTATGGCGCTGTCCAGGTCGAACGCCGTGTCCATACGAACCAGCACCTGGCTGACGTCGTCGAACTTCTTCAGCATTGCGTAGAGCAATGCATTCCACTTCTTGGAATTGATGTACTGCGAAGTAAGAATGCGTTGGTAGTATCCGATTGGCAGCATCTCGACCGGCTCATTGCCATACCCGCCAGTCCCGTAGCCGCCTACGCCGTAGTAGAGGTTCATACCGTCACCACAGCAACATTTGCGGTTACTGCGGAGGCCGCGTAAAAGTAATTCGTCATCACGACATCGGCAGCCGAGAGCGTAGAGAACGCAACAGGCGAAGACGTGCCGATTGCAGTCGTAGCAATGCTGAGCGTTACGGTCGTTCCAGCAGGCGCGCCATTGACTCTGGTCCCAGACACGATGCCAGCACCGACGACCAATTGCCCGCTGATGATGCCGGTGGCCGAAGCGACGACGATCGTCAAAGAGCTGGCGGTGAACGTCGCCGTCGTTGCCGCCGTCTGGACACCTGTCAAGATGCTCTGCACGCCGAACGCTGGCGCCTGGAGGCTGGCGTTGACGGCCATGGCTTCATAATAGAGGGCACCCAAACTGACTGTCTCGCCGATGGCCAACTGGTTCAGGTAGTTTACCAGAGCCGTCTGTACGGCGAGCAGCACCGTCGACGTCGGCGTAGAACCGTAGCCCGTCAGCGTCGCCAGCAGGAATATCGGCAGTGAAGTCGGGAGGTAGAAGCTGATATCTTCAATGACGCCTGTAACTGGGTCGGTCACCGGAACGGTCGTTGTACCATTGGTCAGGCAACCCAGCGTCTTCTTATTGTAGATGGCCTGGGCTACAGACACGGTATCACTGCACTGCACGACTAAGCTGACGCTGTGGGCAGGATTGCCCCAGCTGTCCACGCTGCCCGTTGGGTTATTGATAGAGCTGCCGGGACCGCCCGGTGTCGGGTAACCGGGAGCGACGCGCGCTACACCAGGCGTAGCCAGTACGGCCGCAATCGTGCTTGCTATGGGTGTCGTCGCTACAAGGGCCACGCTGATCGACTGCCGAGCGCGCAGGGCGCTGTCCGACTCAATAGGCTGGCCGGTAATTGCCGCAGCGGCATTGGTGACCAGGCTCCAGTTTGCCTGCGGGGTATTGATGATGTTGATGGTGCCTGGCTCGGCCGCTACAGCGCCGGGAGTTGTGCACGTAGCTTGGACGCTGGTGGTGCCGGCCGAAGCCAGAGACACCGTCGTCGGCAGCGCCCAAAGGTTGCCCTGTTGGTCCTGCACGAAGCCGTTCGTGATTGTCCCAGCAGCGATGAACGTGAGCGTCAATAATGCCGTGCTGTAGGTAAATGGTAGGCGTGCCAGTCCGTTCATCTTCACTTGACGATCGAGCCCGGCACCGACGGCGGTGGCTGGACTCGACTGATTGTACGCGAGCTGTAAAGCTAGGTTGGTATCGGCCTGCTTCAGACTGATGGACGACAGGAACTGGTAGATCGCACTGTCTGGTTCGACGTATTGGTTCGTCCCGTATATGTTGAGGAATATATTTAAATTGTCGCTCAATATTGCAGCATAACTTGAGACTGTAAGACCCGCTGGGCCAATCGAAGGAGGTGAATACGTTGGCGTGCTCACTGTACCTCCAATCCGATATTGTTCAGTGCAGGCGAGGTACTGGCCGTGCCTGAGATGACGCCGAATGCAGTCTGGACCGTGTAGACGACGGCCAGTTGGCCGCTCTTGAAACTGACGGCAGTGTTCGTCACGGAGGTGACGAACGGAGTACCCTGGATGGTCTGCTGAATGGCCAGCTGCATAGCGGCAAGACCCTGCGGACTGCCAAGCTGCCCCAGCATAGATTGAAAGACTGGCAAGCCAAGCGTCAGGTCGGCCCACCACTCACCTAGAAAAAGATTAAGCCGTGTCTGGATGGCCTGCGCAACTGCTGCGGCATCGGTAAGACAGGCCGTCGGGTCCATGATCGGGTCGTAGCCCGCGTCTAACTGAAGGTACTGAATGGTGGCCATAGATCACTGTCCTTGCAATACAGTAGTGGCATCGGGTTGTGTCGGTATTACGCCCGTTACGATATGCGGCAGTACGTAGGTTGTGAACCACACCTGCCAAGCGTGCGTCATCAGCGGCAGCGTTGTGCCGCCGTTGCTAAGGGCGATAGCCGCCGCCTGGATGCCGAAGGATCCGCTTGCCGTACTGGCGGAAACTCCTGCGCCATTCGACAATGCAACCGTGGGCCCTGTAATCAGCACACCCGTCTCACTTACATCGATGACGGTCGTCCCGTCGTCCGAGCGAATCTGGAGACTGCTCGTGGAGTAGTCCGTAAGCAGGTCTTTATGGCTCCACATACCCGGCAGAAAACCGCAGTCATGGACGTAGTGACGACGGACTTCGTTTTGTATTTGAGATCCGGATGGCGCTGTAACGTTCTGCGCCGGTGGCGCGTTAGTCTGCCCATTGGCCCACCACAAATCGAAGCAGGTGTCACAGAAAATCAGCAGGCCGTTATCGCCCTTCTTGAGCGGCAGCGTGATGCTGAATCCGCCGCCGCGCGGCACTATGATCGGAACGTTCACAATCGGCGGCACATCCCACCACTGAGCGGCACCCTGTGGTGGCCGGACGCGTTCCTGGATTGCGATCTGCACTTTGACGGTCTGCGGCGCGGTCGTTGCGCCCATGTCCTCGACCAGAAACGCCGGTGTTGCGCACCGAGTATCCGTCAGTGCCTGCCGAATCGTCTGGCGCCACTGTGCCGATGCGGCTGCGTTTACCTGCGCCGGTGTAAGGCCGAAGGCAGGCATTTGCGGTGTGGACACGGTAGCTCCTTCCTCCTAAGTACTAGTACTGAACCCGCCGCTCAGCAGATCGTTTGCGTAGGTAGTGCTGTAGCCCGTCACTTCTGTATACCAGTCGTTACCGCGACTGTCGCCGACGTGCTTCACCTGTCCGACGAAGAACTTCAATGGCCCCTTCAAAGGCGTAGTGAAATCGCCAGAGGACAGGTTCGGCGTGTTCGTCAACTGACTGGGCAGCACGCGCACCAACTGTACGACCTGTATCGGCAACTGCACCTGCAGGCGTGGGTCCAGCAGCACGGTAAAGATAACGCCCTGCGGAAACTGTCGCGGCGTGCCGATAATAGTCGGCGTTGTATCGGGCGGAACTGTGTTATTTGGGTCGGTCTGCGTGGGGCAGTAGATGAAATCTGCAGGCGGAACTTTGCCATTCGAGACTTCCGTCATGTAGGCTTTCTGCCCGTCGCGGAAAGTCGTCATGAAGTGCGTGTCCGCAATTTGCGACAGGTACTTGCCCATCTTGCCGAAGACTGTGTTGCCGCGCGGATACTGCGTGGCCTTCAGCACGTCTGCTGCATACTGGCTGAGCGTATTGACGTTGCCGCCGGCTTGCATCGGAGGCAGATTGATGGCCGACGCTGCCTTGGACAACAGATCGGCCTGGTCGGAGTAGACGCCCATGGAAAAGGCGATCATACTGTTCATGACCTGCGGGTTGGCCGCACAGTGCAGAACAATTACCTGATCGACTACATTTTCCTGCGTGTAGGACACCTGGAATACAGGGCCGTCCCAAATGACGGCAGACTTCGTAGGCCCGGTCTGGAACCCGGCACTCAGTATGACACGCCGCGCTCCGTAGATCGCATTCTGGATCTCGGCGGCATTGAGATTGAAGATCGTAATATCAGCGTACCACCAAGGATCCGGAATGGTAGACTGAACGACCTCGAAAGTGAATTGCAGGGCTTCCGGCTCCCAGGTATTACTGGCGATGTCGACGTACTTTAGAGCGTCTGGATTTTGCGGATCGACGTAGCCGATCGTCAGAGTGTAAGCCTGCCCAAAAAAGGGAATCTGAGAGCTCATGACGCAGTGTCTCCCCAAAGCAGACTGAAGGCCGCCAGGTTATTGGCGCCTGGAAAGTCACTTGCACTGTTGCCGGTATTCAGAATGTACGCACTGCCGATCGCCAGGTATCCGTACTGGGCCAACACATTGGCGGCAGGATAGTAGCCGGTCACTAGCGGCACGCTGCCGATCAAGACGTTCCCCTGCGAGTCGCTGATGCACATCGTCCACCAGCCGGACATGACAGAGTAACTGAGCAGTAAGTTCAGGGTCAGCGGCTTGCCGCCGACCGTCAACTGCACCGTGAACGATTGGTTGGGAGCCTGTGTAAGCGGTACAATCTGGTTGGCCATGTTAGAAGCCTCCCAGACCCGTGAACGTCGAAGAGTGGTTGCCCACAAACTGCTGCACAGCAGAAGTCCAGTCACCGGCTCCTGGGACGTTTACGGTCGTTACACCGGGCGATGTGGCGACGGCACCTGGCACATTGATTCTATTTAGAGAATCGCTGACTGTCGACTGCGGCACGCTGAACTGCGTCGTCGTCGTATCGGGGACGTCCTGTGGGTTGACTGTGCCGGTGTCATTCGTCTGTGTATCGTCCGGACGCGCGCTGATGGGCGTGGCTTGTACATTGGCTACGAATATCTGCCCGAAGTCGACACGGAACCGCACACCGCTGATGGTGGCCACGGTCTCGCGCGGCGCGATGCTAAGGATCATCATGTTGTAGTACGTGCGCAACCGCGTCGTTACCGTCAATGGAACACGCAGGGCCTGGAGTGCTAGCATCTGCAGGTATGCCGACACGCTCTTCGACGAATTGCCGCTCCACGCTTGAATGTACGGGAACTCCGTCTGGCTCAAACCGCCATTGTAAGATCCTACAGCGTCGGACATTAGCACCTGCATGGCCAACGTTGCCGGTTCCAGGTACGCATGGCTGGAAATTGAAACAGAGGT